CGTACACACTCTAATTCTAGACCGTAAGTTTCTAAAGAGTAGTCATCAGATTCCCATGAGAATCTGTCAGGCTGTCTAACAGATTTACTAATTGGTTTGTATTCTTCAACCCAATCATTCCAATCCATTTCTATAAATCCACTCATTTTTCTATTCCATTTATACTCATGATACTTTCTCAAATCTTTCTAGGTGACATTGAAAGGGTTGTCCTTCATCTCCTATGCCTTTGCATAGTGGGGACATCGGTAAAATTCTAGCTGTTACTTCAACAGAATATATTTTGTCGGTAGTTAGTACATGCTCGTATCCACGATTGCCTTTACACTTAACACCGTAATGTGCTCCAACATCTGCTGCTTCTTCAATGGTGAAGCTTCCATATAAGCTGTAGCTCATAGGTAAGTTACCTTAGTTATTTTTTCGTATTTAGGGTGATGTTTAACAGGAACTGGTAATGGAGATTTCTCCAAACCAAGAGTATCTAGGTGCTCTTGTAAGACTGCTGCCACGTAGTTCATATCTTTACACTTGGTACACTTCCAATGATGCCCAGTATAAGTATTGGCTTGCCATCCCATACCATCGGGAACAACTGATTGTTGTCCACGAACAGGAGGAATAAACTTACTCATGTTATTAATATTTAATTGGGAGTGAAGTGTAGACAGGATTAAAGTTTGCTTTAAGAACTTTAACTGCTTTGAATATTATTACGAAGTCTTCGCCTTCATCGAACATTGCTTCACCGTTACATTGGTCTAAATGCTCTTTAGCTACTTGTATGGCTTGAGCTTCAGTATCGAAATGATTTTCATGGCAAGCATGTTGAGTAGAAAAATTGTCTACGAGAGTATCCACTAATTCTTCAGCACTTAGATCGTAAACTATAAATGTAGGTATAAGATTATCTGGAGAGAGTTCAGCATTAGCTTCTCTGAATTTAATTGGTTTTGGTTTTGCCATTAGAATAGCCTCTTTTTAAATGGATGTTTGCGGGAATCTTCCGCTAGTTTTTGATTTATCTTACGACACACACTACAAGTAACTTCCGCTTTAGTGGAAGTTACTTGTCCTGCATGCTTACCACAAATAATTATTCCCTTTGAAGTTTCAAAGTGAGTTTTGTATGTAGAGTGCATACGAACTGCCTTTTCTTGTTTGGTCTTTAGATTTTATATACCCGCAATGAATTGCTTCTTTTTCTGTAGATATATTCTTAACCCAACGATGCTTCCACTTCTTAGGAGGAGTCCAAGCATCTCTAAAAATATATAGGAGTGGGTATGGCTCAACTGCTTCTACTTCGGCTACCATTACAATGCGTACTTAGCGATTAAGTCAGTTATAAACTCAAAGCTTTTATCAAAGGCTTTAACATTTTTACTTAGTAGCACTCTGCCAAAGATTAATTGCATCTCTTCGTCAAAGCGTTTGATGTATGTAGCTAAGTTATCACTATTAGTTTCAGTAGTTTTATCAACTAAGAAAACTAGTGCTGCATATTGTTCCTGTTTGGAAGGAGGTAATGGAGTATTGATTGGGTCACCTACAATCTTAGAGATTTCAGGACATGAATAGTAATGCTCATAGAATGCAAATAATCCATTCCCTGCTGCATCACCAATAGTCCCTACAAAGGTAGGTAGATCCGCTTTAGTAAGTTTACCAAGCTTCTCCATTTCTTTTAAATTGTTGGACATCATTTCCCAACTACGTTCACATGCATACGTACCATCTTTGTTGGTAGCATTCTTAACAAAGTTGTTAAGCATACCTGCATCTGTTTGTAGGTAGCCAATAATGATTGGATGAAATCCTAAATCAATCATTGGTGTTAGAAATGATTCTAGTGTGTTCTGTAATTCATAGTGAACTAAACGAGTTCTCATTGGTGTGGAAATATCTTTAGCAATCATTCCCTTACCAGTTGGATTACCTGCACACATAATTGCACACTTAGGATGTAGATGTTGACTACACACTACTTTATCTAAAACGAGTTGAAAGGTTCCACCTTCTACTGCTTTAGGCATTTGAGTAAACTCATCTAGCAGCAGTAAGAATCCTCTATAAGGTGCAGAGGTTTTAGGGTTAATAGGTATTGGGTCACCCGCTAAAGGGAATCTATCTAAAGCTCTGAATGAAGCTTTTTCATCTGAATCTTTACACCATAAAAAACCATTCAACATTACTGGGTCTAATGTAGACAGTCTTACATCTACTAAAAATAGATTAGCTTTGTCAGCTAACTTTTTAGCGAATGAAGATTTACCCACACCTGGATAGCCCTGGATGAATGGGACATTACCTGCGTTTAATACAGGTGGTAGTAGTCTTTCTAATTCTTGGAAAGTGTTAGTGTTTAACATGCGGTACTTCCTCTTTTTCATCTGCAGCATTCATAATAGCTACTGATTCTTTTGCTGCAGTAATAAAAAACTGTAAATCTTTTATAGTAATATTAGAGTTTGCAGTCATTGTGTTTAATGCTTCTGGTGTGTATAAACCTATAACATCAGTTAAAGCAATTATTTCACATGCTTCACCAAATTTTTCTATTAGAGCAATAATTAGAGGGTCAGTGATTTTATCTTCATCAATAAATTGGTCATTCATTCTTAAGTTTCCTACAGTTATTTATAATTAGTTTTTAGAGGGACAACCTGATGAGTAGTCACCATCAATCCCAAATCTAGCGATAGGGGTAGTTTCGTGACAACCTCTATGGAAATATAAATCAATTGCTGGCTCGTACTCTATGTGATTGACTGATCCCAAGTATGTACATGCTGTAAGACAGTCATGTTCATGGAATGGGTCAAATGAAACTTTATGTTCAAAAACTAAATCTGAATATATATCACTCATCGTCTTCTCCGAATTGTTCTTCCCATTCAGTAGGTGTAATACCTGTCATTAAAAATTCACGTTGGTCAGCAGAAATGTTAGGCATAGCATCTTGAATGAATGCCCCATTTTTCCACTTAGCTATTTGTTCAGGTGTTACAGGTATATCTAAAGAATTTACCTTACCTGATAGCATAGATTGTTTTGTTATTTCCATGATTAATACCTGCTATTAAATTTGGGTAGTCACGAAGTAATTGCATATCAATCTCTTCAGGTGTTTGTTCTAGGATAGGCACTAGGTCAACAGTTAATGCTTCTTTAACTGCCTCCCATAAGTTTGATTGGTTCATAGTTATGCTGCCTTATGGTTTATGTTTTTTGACTCTGTATTCTTCGTATAGGAAGAAAAAAGCCACCACAACAATAATAAATATAACTGGGAGTAAATATAATATTATTGGGGTGATGACTATTCCTATCACGACAGCAATGATGGTTTGTAGCATTAATCTTTCCTACTAAAAAAACTCACCACAAACATACATAAATGTATATTCGTGATGAGCTAATTGTTATTCCAGACCGATACCAGTACCGTCCTTAAATGCTTGTCTTAATTTGACAGCTAAAGCAGGTGTAGGCTCGTAAGGGATATTCTTCTTAGGATTTATCTGTTCCAATAAATCTTTCGTTAAGTCACTGTTTGCAATCTCTGCCAATATTTCTATATACAGAAACTTCATCCAGTGAACATAGTTAGGATGACATTTGAAGTCATCGTGAATGCTGATAACTGTAAAGCTTGGCATAGTTTCTGCGGCTTTAAAGTATGCATACGCCTTCTCTAAGAAGTTCCTACCCAACAATACCCATTTACTAATAGGTGTGTTGTGCAGCTTATATAAGCAGAATGTATCATTAGGTTTAATTGATGCATCGGCTTGTTTGATGGCTCTTACAAGTGCAAGCTCATTAATCTGACCATAACTGCCTTTAGCAGCTCTGTAGATTAACTCTCTTGCAACATATCCATCAACTGCATGCACTAGGTTAGCTGCAAGCTCAAGCCCTTTACGCTTACCTTGGAGGTATTTGTAACGGTAGCCGAAAGTTACTTCAGGATCATTAGGAAAGTCTAACTCTAATATCATTATACCTATTACAGGCTGTTGCATCATGAAACCGTCTGGGAATACTGCAGTAAATACTTCAGTATTCCAGTAGCAGTTTTGAATGTCGTTCTTGAGCTCTTCGCAACCTGGGAACAATTCTTCCAAGGTTTCATAGAAACCCTCAAGGTTCTCCTCCCCTAATCTAAGCTTAGGTGTTTTAGTACCTCCATAGAAATGATGCATGCAACATTCTTTGAATATACTTCTGCTGGTTTCACCTTTAGCTACATTCACTACCAAATCAGCTCGTTCTCCTGCTAATGCATAAGGTTCATTAGATTTATCTAATAAGCCCACATGAATAGCTGAAGTTTCACAACCTGACAGTATTGATAGTAATTGTATACCTGATGCTCTTGCATCTGCGCCTATAAACATTCCAGTTGATTCAGATTCCTCTATCAACTGTACTATTTTAGCTAAGTAAATATTTTCAGGTTTTAGCCCTGCTTTATGCAGTGCAAGATTATTCCTTCCTTCATCAGTAATCTTAATATCCTTATGGAATTTAAGTAGGCACTTTTCCCATTCAGTAGACTGATAGTTAACATGCCCAGCACAGTACGTTCTACCTCGACCATCATATTTATGGTCAACATAGAGAGTACCTGTATGATTATTGATAATGTCAGGTAATGTTTTCTGGTAAGGCGCATTATCAGGAATAGTATCGAATGCCTCTAAGAAGTCATCGTTAATAACGAACTTAATACTGTTCATATATTCTAGATGGTCAACTCTGTAGCCCACAGGCTTATGAAGAGTTTTTCCACAGAATACAGTTCTAGCTTCCTTCTTAATTGGTCGTGTATCACAGCCTAAGAGCTTGTTTACGGTATGTTCTACTACAATTGGATGAATCACCCAATTACCGTTGATCTGCTCGATGTCGATGATGTCATGCTCCACCAATGCTTCTATGAAACACAATCCTTTACCTAATAAGTAAGGCTTGTTGTTTACGATAGCTCCTAGTAATGCACCAATGGGTACACTATTAGATTGAGCTGATAAGAATACTATTGTTGGTTCAATGAAGTCAGTATCTAAGTCCACCTCAATGTCATTTAATAGACATTTTATTTGATACTCTACTAACTCATTTTGTACTAATTTTACAGTTTCTAGTAAGTTCATATTCTACTCCCAGTAGATTGATTAAAAGTTATTTACAATGCTGCATAGACCTACGATGTCACTATCTCGGTTATGTAATGTTTCCACCAATAATGGTGCGCCATAGGTAAATAGTGGATCATTGCGTTACCCTCGCTATTATTTGAGGCATTTTATTTGCAAGAAATACTTGCAGGTTTCTGCACATGACAGACTCTCTAATTGCATAGAGATTCTTCAATGCTTGTTCTGCTTCAGTAGCAGTCTCTTTATCAATTAGCTCATAAGCAGCTAATCGTAATACTTCTTTGTAAGTATTAATCATTTGTTTAAACGCAATTGATTGTGATTCGTATTGATAAGAATTGATGATATTCATAGATTACTCCCAGGTTATATTGATGCATTAATCAGCAATGAATCTTACATTGCCCCTAACGCATACAACCTGAGCGTTTAGCGAAGAGAACGCGACACAAAAGACCAGAGACAAAGGACTACAAATACTGCAGCCAAGCTCTGTAGAGAGCCTGTCAATGCATCTTAGTTTAAAAGGTACATGAACCTATTGGTTCACTAATAAAAAAACCCTAAGCTCGAATGAACGAACTTAAGGTTTAATTAAACAAACAGATACTAACCGATAACTTGAGCTCTCAAGTCATCAACAGTCTCTTCAATGCTATCAGACGGAGCAGAGATACCTTTCATTTCAGGTATCCAGACTTCAGCGATGAATGTCACTGGAACTAAGACTTTGGTTAGCATTCTTTCAGATTCTGGAACACCGTCAGTTTCCTGTTTAGTCCAACGCTCTTGCGCTAACTCAACGAAACTATCGAAGCCTTTGTTCTGTCCACGTTGATCACCCAATGGGAAAGTACAATTTAACTTAGCACCTTTCACTAACTCACCATCTTCATCTACCGCTTTACGGTAAAGATTTAGGTAACCGATAGGAAAGTCTTCAGAATCACTGTTTCTTTTTGCTTTTGCTTTAACTTTTGACATGGTATATCTCCAATAGATAAGTAAAGTTTAGTGCAGATTATTCTGCATTCAACCTGAGCGATTAGCGAAATAGCTCAACACAAAAGAGACAATATAACTTATAGGCAATATATAGGTTAATATGTGGATGCAAAGGGTTTGTCTAGTAATAGTAGTGATGATAGAGATGACTGTAATACTTTAACAAAGTGTGGATAGTATATAGGTAGACTATCGTAGTATGGTGCAATACAGTACAATAATAGTACCTGATACATAATATATTACTTAGACAGTACTACCTTACTCTGTATTGATAGTGTGTGCTTACATACATAAGAGTCCTCTTATTCCTTTAAGATTCCATCTTCACCTGTGTTGTGTGTGTAGTTGAGGGTTGAGAACCCTAGGTTCAGGGTTCTCGGTACTCTAGTTGAGTCGAAGCTTGATTGCTTCGTACTCATCAGATGCTTCAGGAGACATATCCTTAGCAGCCTTGGCTAGTTCTACGTTAGATACAGCTAACCCTAACACTACGGTGTTGGTTGCAGTATCCACTACTTCTGGTAATACTTTGAATGCTCGACTACCTGACTTAGTCAGAGATAGTGCTGCATCCAGAGTATTAGAGAAGCTTTCCGTTACACGGTTTCTAGTTACTGGAGGTGTTGTTGCTTTAGTCATGATTTAATTCCTTCGATAAAGTTTAGTGAGGGAAATCCTCATTCAAACTGAGCGTTTAGCGATTTGTTTATGGGGGGGTGTGTTGTCTGTACATAGTACAGACTACAAAGCACTGCCTCTGTAAGTATTTTATAAATATAATTTGATAAGCAAAATATTAAAAATAATAACAACAAACCATTTAGGCACCTACCTCTACATCCATAAAATAATAGAAATATACAAAGTCAACTTTTGAAAAATTATTAGTTAGTGGTTACTAACGTAAGTTAGTGCTTACTAACATACTCATGAATCTTGAGTTTATTTCTTATGAGGGGGATAGGAAGGAGATATGATTTGTTGGTTTAGGAGCTAGGTAGATTTTCTGGGTACCACAATGAACACATATATTTACATATCTTATACGGTTCGGTTCTTCTTCTTGGGTTACTTTGTAATGGTGGGTTGTACAAGTAGTTTCTGTCATAGGAGATCCAATAAAAAGCCTCAGTTAAGAGGCTAAATTTTTATAGGTTAGTGAGTACTTACTTACGTTTTTTAGGTGGAGATTTTTTAGGGGGTTTAGGTTTACTTGTAGCTTTAGGTTTAGGTGAGTTCTTACCATAATGTGTGGGCATTCTTCACCTCTCTCTTATTATGTATTTATATTATATTATTAAGGATTCTTAAGATCCCCTAGCAGCTCCGCTGCGGGGATCTTAAGAATCCTATATTATTAACTATTAGTCAATACTTTACTTATATATATTTATACTATATAACACCTATACTATTTATAGAGATTACAGTTATGACTGATTTAATTACTGAAAGTGATTTTAAGAATAGCTTACCTAGTGGGATGGATAAGCGAGGTGTACCTGCTCAAGTATTGCAGGATGTTAACGATATGATTGCTAATGGTTATGAGGGAGAAATCTTTAGGGAGAATCTCCTTAGTCATACGGATATTTTAAAGGAAGGTAAATTTAGCCTTCAGCAATATGTTAACTCTGTTAAATACATGAGTTATAAGTTGATCGGTAAAACGAACAAAGCTAGTTATTGTTTGACCTTTCCCGATAAGTATACGGATTGGGTAGCTAATGGCGTGTCTGAGAAAGACATATCAGCTTATGTAGCTGCTTACAATAAATCCAAGTTAGTTATGCGATTGTATGATATTACGTTGGTACCGTTTCATTTGTTGAACCAACCTTATCGGCAAGCAGCTTTGTTGAAAGAGGTGTCTTTGATGAGAGGTATCTCCACAAGTGGTAAAGACGTATCGGATATGGTGCAACATTTAGCAGCAGCTAAGGTATTGGATATACTGACTCCTCCTGAAAGTATTCAGACTGAGTTGCAGATGAAGCGTAAGGAATCAGAAGAGACAGGTGATTTGAAGAAGGCACTAGCTGACCTAGCTGCAGCACAGAAATCTATGATTGAACGTGGAGGTGACTTGAGAGATGTAGCAGAATCCTCTATTGTAACTGCTGACTTTGAAGAGGTTGAAGATTAATGGATTTTGTAAGAAGTTCTCCTGCGGTATTAGGCGGTAATACGCCTGAAGAGGTTTTAGCAGCTGCTGCTCAAATTGAGAAGAATGCTGCTGAGGCTGATTTGACTAAAGCATCTCTGACTGAGATGTGGAAGAATGTAACCCTTAAAGTTCCTCCTAATTATGTGCCTTCTGAATTTGCCTTAACCTTCGTTAACTTCATTAAGTTAGTGAACGGTACCGAAGGGGAGGAGAATAAGACTCCGATAATTCACTATTATATTTTAGATGGGTTTGCTGGAGAATCTGATCGTATAGCGATTATGGTTTTTAGGGGAGCAGCTAAGACTACCTTGTTCGAGTATCTGATTTTGTTCCTGGCATCGGGGTTTGATTTACCAGGTATCGGGAAAATTACCTCAGCAATTTATATGTCAGACCCCATCGACAATGGTGTGGTCAATATGCAGAAGAACCTTGAGCATAGACACGCACATTCAAGCTTTTTGCAGAAACAAATACCTAAATTTAAAGCCTTCAAAGTATCTTGGGAGTTCGAGAACATTGACGGAGAGGTCTTTATTGTTAAAGGCTTTGGTGCAGCTTCTGGGTTTAGGGGATTTAAGGTATTAGGTAAACGCCCTAAGTTGGCGTTGCTTGACGATTTAATATCGGATGCGATGGCTGAATCTGATACAGAAATGGCTAAAGTGGAAAAGGTAATTAAACGTGGAGTACAACCTGCTTTAAATCCCTTGAACCAGAAGATTATCTGGGCGGGTACCCCATTTAATGAACGTGATCCATTATGTAAAGCAGTTATCTCAGGTGCATGGACTGTATTCATGTTTCCTGTATGTGAGGAATTCCCGTGTACTAAGAAGAATTTCGTAGGTGCGTGGGATGACCGATTTACCTACGAGTACATTAAGCGGCAGTACGACATTGCAGTAGCAGGTGGAGATACTACTGAATTCTATCGAGAGTTGATGCTGCAAACTGTCTCTGATGAAGAGAAGCTAATTAACACAGACGAAGATATTCAATGGTACGACCCAAAGGTATTAAGCTATTACGATGGTAATAAAGAATTACTTATCACGACTGATTTAAGTTTTAGTGGTACCAGTACTTCAGATGATGCAATTATTGATGTTTGGGAAGCCCATCCAGATGAGAATCTTTATTGGCTCGAAGGAATGAGTGAGAAGATGGAGATTACGGATACGATTGATGTGTTGTTTAGGTTCATTGCTAAACATTCAGTACAGTCTGTAGGTATAGAGATTTCAGGGCAACAAGTATCATTAATACGATTACTAGAGAAAGAAATGCTAGACCGAGATGTATTCTTTGTCTTATCAGGGGAGAAGGGTAAACCTCCTGCTCAAAAAGGGATTAGACCTGTTAGTAATAAATTAGTAAGATTCAAAGCAGTTGTCCCCATGATTAAACGTAAAAAGTTGCATTATCCTATTGAACGTAAGAACGATTCGATTATCATGGAGAAATTACACCAGCTGGACAGTGTTACTAGAACAGGTATACGATCACGTAAAGATGATGCTTTAGATTCTATTTCTATGTTAGGATTGATGGAAATCAATTATCCTTCAGCCAGTAATGAGGATATTAAGGAGAGCCCCGATAGTAAACTTGACCCTAGAATCTGGGGGGAAGCTATTACTGAGGACGTTGCTCCTAGTTTTTTAGATAATTACCTGGTGTAAGCATGAAACTAACCGATATATTTTTAGCCTTAGAAGCGGGTGAGTTATCCACACAAACTTCTTTGATTGATACAGTTACTGGCGTTAAACCTGAGAACTACAATAAAGTAATCTCCCATATAAATCTTGGATTAACTAATCTGTATGAAAGATTTAATATCCGTACTGGTGATGTATGGGTAATGATGTTAGAGGGTGTTGCGGAATACACACTGGATTACAAGCATGCTTTCACTAATCTCGCATCAACAGAATTAAAGTATATTGTGGATTCCCCTTACGATATTTTTGGTAACGATGTCATAAGAATTTTAGAGGCTACAACAGAGATTGGAGAGCCCCTTCCAATTAACGATAGAACAAAAGAAAAATCTATATTCACCCCTTCACAAAATACAATACAAATACCTTGGAAGGTTGGAGGCGATGCAATCAATGTTGTCTATCGCGCAGCTCACCGACAAATTAGATTAGCTGATTACAATGATATTACTGAAATTGAGGTAGAGTTACCCGCATCCTACTTAGAGCCTTTACTTTATTTTGTTGCTTACCGTCACTTCGCAGGAATAGGTGGTCAATCCGCTACTCCAACAAGTTTAGGGTATTTCCAAAAATACGATGCACGTTGTAATCAAATATTACTTAATGGTGTGCCTAACATAGACCAAAGTGTGTCTACTGATTTTTTTAATAATGGTTGGGCATAACCCTTTCGGAGAAAACAAATGAGTACTAAACGACCTTCCATTAGCACCATATCAGAACTGATCCAGAAATATGTTGGTTCTGATTACGATAAGATAAAAGAAATTTCAGATAACCTCCCAGCTATTTTAGCAGGTACAGGGTTAACTTTAACTGTTGATTACACAGCTCAAGATTTTCCCCAAACAACTTTAAAGGCTTTACTTGAAGCTTACGCAATTGCTATTAAAAGTAATGAAACCGCAGGTAACGCGATACCTGATATTAATGCAAGTATCTCAGAAATTACAGAAAGCATTGCAGGAATTTTATCGACTGCTGCATTCCTAGATACGTTTGACGTAAGTACATTTGATTGGTTCCTTGATGAAGATGATATGATTTCTAATTCACCAATCAAAGCAGCTAGTCAACAATCTATTCGTGCATTTGTTTTATCTACTTTACAAAGCTCTGGTGGGTTTAAAGGTAAGTATGATGCTACAACGGATACTCCTAATTTAGATTACAGTGATTCCTTTCCTACAATACCTATCGGAGTAGGACACAATTGGATTGTTGATGTCGCAGGTACTTTTTTTACAGCGCCTGTAGCAAAAGGTGATGCACTCTACGCATTAATTGCAACGCCTACACTTGAAGCTGATTGGCTTATTGTCCCTAATGCCACTGATGCAGTATCAATTAAATCCCTTTACGAATCGAATGCAGATACAAATGAATTTTCTGATTCGGAACAAACAAAACTTTCTGGTGTAGAGTTAGGTGCAACAGCTGACCAGACAGGTGCAGAAATAAAAGCATTATATGAAGTAGAAGTAAATGCTTTTACTGATGCACAGTTTACAAAGCTTGCAGGTATTGAGACTGCTGCGACTGCTGACTTAGATGGTTCAGAGATTAAAGGTTTATTATTTGCTGAAGCAGATACAAATAATCTTGATGACACATTATTAACAAAGTTAAATGGTGTAGAAGCTAACGCTACTGTCGATCAAACGGGAGAAGAAATTAAAACTGCTTTATTTTTAGAAGCGGATACCAATAACTTAGATGATACTTTATTAGGTAAACTAGATGCTATTGAGGCACTTGCTGATGTAACTGATTCTACTAATGTTGATGCTGCTGGTGCAGTAATGAATGCAGATACTTCAACTGCAGCAATGGGTTTTGTAATTGACGAAGATAGTTTTATATCCAATTCTGCAACTAAGGTTCCAACACAACAATCTACTAAAGCATATATATCTACGTTTGTTGCTGCACAAATCTCTACAGAAAAATCTTACAAGGGTGGCTATGATGTTTCATCTAATATACCAAACTTGGAAGCACCTACTGCAGTACCTGCAGTAGGTTCTGTTAAGAAAGGTGATGTCTATGATGCAACCTCTGCAGGTTTATTCTTTACTGAGACAATTGAAATAGGTGATACCCTTCGAGCAAATAAAGATAACCCAGCTGCTTTAACTGATTGGGTAATTATCCAAAGTAATCTAACTGCAGAAAGTATTAAAACACAGTACGAAAGTAACGGTGATACCAATGCATTTACTAATGCCCAAGAAACTAAAGTAGGATTTATAAGTGTTACGCAAGCGGTTGATCTCGATACTATTGAATTTGATACTAATACTAACAATACGAAGGTTTCGGCAGATGGCTCGGTCACTACTCATAGTGATGTTACTGATGCTGGAAGTGGTATTATTATATCTACTGCTGAGAGGAATAAGTTAGCCGCTATAAGCAATAATAATGTTTTACAAGTGGTAAGTACTGCTACAGCAAATATCACAGTATCCAATAAAAACATTGTCCAAGTTGATTACACAACTACAGGTGCTTGTACATTAACCTTTCTAACTGCTGATATTACTGGCAGTGATCGTTGGACAGTTGATATTAAAGATAGTGGTGGGAGTGCTCAAACTGCTAATATCACTATAACTACTCAAGGCAGCGAACTAATTGATGGAGCTGCCACTTATACGCTGGATAACAACTACGAAGCTACAACAATTTATAATGATGGCACTAACTTGTGGATAAAATAATATGAGCTATGAAAATACAAAAGCAGAGGTAGCAACAAATACTACAGCAGTTACTACAGCCTTAAAGTCTGCTTATGATGCGGTAGAGAGTTAAGAACATCAATTATTAATGCAATAGACGAAGCTGCATTAGACGCAATTATAGATAACAGGTAAAAGTTATGAGTACTAAAAGACCATCAGTATCTACTAACAGCAACATTATTCAAAAATATGTTGGCTCGGACTACGATAAAATTGTTGCATTAGCTCAACAAGTTCCAGCCATTGTAGAAATTCTAACTAAAGCTGATGAGTTAGACGCAGCCATAGCTGCGGCTAACGCAATTGTACTAGAAGGCACAGATGGATTTGTAGAAGAGCCTTTATTAGATTATACAGTAAATTATTTGCCTGAAGGTTTCACAGAAGATACGTTAGGTGCGTACTTAGGTGCTTTAGCTTTACAAGTTAAATCAAACCAACAAGCAATTATAGATTTTCTAGTTGCTCTATCTGATTCAGCTACTGCAGTGGGTACAATTTATGATCCGTTAGGTGGTGGGTATGATGCAGGATTAACTGATGTTAAAAAAGTTCTTGATGCTTTGAAAGGTATCTTTATTCAATCAGGTGCTTTAGTACTTGCTGACCTTGCTACGCAATCAGATCCATTTGCTTACCTAACTGTAAACGGTGTAGAGAATCTACCTAATGATGGTTTAGGTGCGGATACTGATGTTACTTATGCGCCTGAGAGTGTTACAGGATTCTATGATGTAGGCGCTAATCAGTTAGAGCTTAGTGATTTTAAATTAGGTGACTTAGTAACTTTAAGGATTAACTTAAATGTTACCCCTAGTGTAATAGACCAAGAAGTAAACTTTATACTATCACTATCAGAGGGTACACCTTCAGCTCAAACTATTCAGGTTTCACGTGAAACATTTTCTGCTGTTTCTGCGTATGAAGTGGCAGCTGAAGTTACGTTTACAATAAATTCTAACGATATGATTTCTAATCCAGGACATATACAAGTACAGAGTTCTGCAGATGCTTCTGTTACTGTAAACACTTTCCAAGTATTCACTAATACTAAAAATTAAGTAGGAAGTTATAATGCCTAAATTACATGAACGTATTTTAAATGACACCGACCTAGAAGAAAGGGAGGAAGAGGAGAAGGCTCTTAGAGCAGAAACTAAAAATGTTCCTGCTATGAAAGAGTACGGTGAAATACGTATACCAAAAACTTGGACTAAGCCTCCTGCTTTAATTGATTTAAAGCACGACATAGAAGGCGCATTAACTGAACACGATTTAATTGTTGCAGAGATTAATGAATACTTAGCGTTTTACCACACTACCCCAGGCAAAGGTCGCCCACATAAAATACAAGGTCGTTCTAATGCCCAACCACAATCTATTCGCAAAGCTGCTGAGTGGAGGTACTCTTCCTTATCTGAGCCTTTTTTAGATAGCCCTAACATATTTAAAGGAGAGCCTACTTCAGGTTTAGATGTCGAAGGAACTAAACAAACTGAATTACTTTTAAATTTTCAAATGAGAAATCAAATAGGTCTTGTAGAATTTATTGATGACTTTATTAAGGATTTAGTGGACACGGGTACCGCAATTATTAGGACTTCATGGGAAGAGATTGAACGAAGTAGGGAAGTGGAACAAGAAGTTGTTAAATATATTGATGCCCCTGAATTGTCCTCTACGTATACCCAATTAATTGCGTTATCCAAAGAAGACCCTGAGCTATTTAAAAGGAATAAGGATCCCGAATTATATAAAGGGCTAGAGAAGTCTGTTGAAGAAGGTCGACCCTTACGAAGAGTAGTAGTTAAGACCGAGAAAGTAACTAAGGTTGAAGTTATTAAAAACCAACCCGATGTAAAAGTTTGTGATTATAGAGATGTAATTCCTGATCCCACTTGTCGGGGTAGACAAGATGATTTGCAATTTTGTGGGTTCCGCCTACGAACAACTAAAGCAACATTAAAAAAAGACCCAAGATATTTTAATGTGGATGACATTTTGATAACGGTAGCTAATACAGTTACTAGAGATTCTGCACATTATGCGAATAGTGAAAGTACCTCACAAGATTCAGATACTTTCCAATTCAAAGACCCTAATCGTCAGCCAATTGAGGGTATGGAGTATTGGGGTTTTGTTGATGTAGACGGTTCAGGGATACTCACACCCGTAGTATTTACTTGGTTCGGTGATGTGTTAGTAAGGGCAGAAGAAAATCCTTATCCTGATAAGAAGATTCCTTTTACATTTGTCCCTTACCTGAAGAAAAGAAATTCTCTTTATGGTGAGCCTGATGGTGCGCTACTTCACGAAGATCAAAAAATATCTGGTGCAATTACTAGAGGCGTAATTGATATTCTCGCCAAGAACGCTAATGGTCAGCGTGGTACCCCTAAAGGTGCTTTAGATTATTCCAATACTTTGTTGTATAGAACAGGTCAGGATTATGAATACAATCCTACAGTGCAAATAGGAAGAGATGGGTTAGCCCATATAACTAAGTTTCCTGAGATACCGCAATCAGCTATACAAATACAGCAGTTATCGGAAAACAATATCAAAGAGATGACGGGTACCCTTCAAGGAACAGGTTCCCAGAATCACGGTAGTAATTTAGGTACCCAAGCGGAATCTGCGCAAACAGGTGGGATGAGTAAAGCTGCTCGAAGAGAGTTAGGCATTCTAAGACGTATTGCCAACGGCATTATCGAAGTAGGACATAAAATCTGTGCGATGAATAAAGAATTCCTCGATGAGGAGGAAGTCATTCGTATTACTGATACAGAATTCTCAGTAATCAGTAAAGACCAATTAGATTGTAAATATGATTTAAGTCTAAGTATTAGTACTTCTGAAGATGATTCTACTAAAGCTCAAGAATTAGCTTTCATGCTGCAAACCTCAAGTTCGGTTATGGATCCTCAGTTCACTCGTATGCTCTTAGCAGACATAGCAGATTTACGTAGAATGCCAGGTAAAGCTATGCAGTATAGAAATTACCAACCTGCGCCTGATCCATTTGGTGAGGCTAAGGCTAAACTAGAACTTGCTAAGTTAGAGGCTGAAGTGGCTGAAATACAAAGTAGAACTGCAGAGAATCAAGCGGAAGCTCAAAGAGAGTTGGCTAATGCTGGGAAAATGGATGCAGATGCTATATTGGCTAAAGCTAAAGCAGATGCTATTGATTTGCAGTACTTAGAGGATGAATCGGGTCTATCTCATGAACGGGATTTACAGAAAGACCAATCCCAAGCAGAAGGTAATATGCGGTTAGAGGCGTTCAAGAAAGACCTTGAAAATGAAGAGGCTTCTCCACCAGCACCAGCTAATCCTATACCTGACCTACAAGATAACTTGACAGACTATACAAAGCCTAGTACAAATGTACCCAGTAACCCCGTAACCACAAATAAACCGCAATCGTTGGGTTCCTTTGAGGACGAACTAAAAAATATCGGGTCTACTACATCGTTACTGAAAAATTAATCTGTTGAATAACATAGGAATATAAAAATGACTACACATGAAATTTACCCAGATACCCCAGAAGATGTATATGATAAATATTATGCAGAAGATAAACGTAAAAGTGAGATTCTCTTTTTAGAGCGAGAAATTGAAATTGCGGAGAAGCGTTTAAAGAAAGCAGATGCCCTCCTAAGATTAGAGTCAAATCCTGATTGGGTAGTCGTTATGCAAGATGGCTACATGGATGAGTTCGCTAAAAATGCTATTAGAGGTTTGGGTCGAGGCAATATCAAAAAAGAAGAGCTCCATGAGGTTCTTGAAGGTATTGGGTCACTGCAAACGCATTTGGAAGGTTTACTACAATTAGCTAATACCGCAAAAATGGAATTACCAAGAATGCGGGACGAGTTGGTAAGTTTAAAAACAGTAGTTATGAATTAATTAATATCCATTTTATAAGGGGCTCGATCAATGTCTGAACAATCTGTAGACACATCTGCTGAAGTTGTGGAAAACGCTGAAAAACCTGAAGTAACTGTTGCAGGGGAGAAATCCCCTGCACTATCTTTAGCAGATGTGCATTCTGCTGATGATAGTGAGTTAGATGCTTTACTATTTAAAGAATTTACTAATAGTTCTGTTGATAATGATGATGAGGACACTGTAGAGGTGCATGCTTCTCTGGATAAAGAGGAATTGGATGACTCTGAAGAGCTGGCAGAAGAAGTTGAACTAGATGCTCCCAAAGAAGTTGATGCCTCTGAAGGTGAAGAAGAAGAAGAAGATTTAGAAGAAGAGGAAGCTGTCGATTACAAAGCTTTCCATGAGGAGTTCTTTGCGCCTTTTAAAGCAAACGGTAAACAGTATACTGTTGATAATATGGCAGAAGCTCGTACCCTTATACAGAAAGGATTAGGCTACCATAAGAATATGGAAGAGCTTAAGCCGTTTAAGAAAGCGATGAATGTATTAAAAAGTAGAGGTGGGCTATCTCCTGAAAGGTTAGACTTTTTACTGGACATAGCAGAAGGTAAACCTGAAGCCTTAGCTAAACATATTAAAGACTTAGAAATAGACCCCTATGATATAAATGTTGACGATGGGGAACAATATGTATCACAATACAAAGATACAGAAGCAGTAGACCAATTTAATGAAATTCTGGATTCACTTGCGCCAGGAGATGCTAAAGTAGCTACTTTAGAAATTCTATCCAGTAAAGGATGGGATCAATCAAGTAAGAATATGCTTTATACAAATCCGCAAAATATCCTAGAACTAAATAGACAGATTCAAGATGGGACATACAGTAAGATTACAACTGTCTTGGATAAAAAACGAGCTTTAGGGGAGTTGGTTGGTGTGGACGACCTAGAAGCTTACAACAGAGTTGGAACAGAACTACAGAATCAAGGTAAATTAGGTGTTCCTAGTAAACCCAATGAATCTACTAATACTTCTAAACCCGCTAAGCAAGTGAGTAAAACGGTTACTGATAACCGTAAGAAAGCAGGAGGAGCCCCTCGGTCAGCACCGAGTAATGTTCCAACTGCAGAAAAATTCACCCCTGCTACAGCTACAGAAGAGGAGTTAGATAAGTTTCTTGAAGACCATCTCAGAAGATCGGCAGGATAATCTGCTTAATTTTTTAATGGTTAATTACTAGGAGCTCATAATGAGTGATTTTAAAAGATATAATGACGGGGGTTTCCCCGATAATACTGGTGTCCAATCAACAATTGGTGACCAGATTGTAGAAGAAGCATACGAGCGTAAGGCGATTGTAGATGCTGCACGTGATATGTATTTCATGCCATTGGCTGAAACTAAAGATATGCCACGTAATAGCGGTAAGACGATGAAATCTAACGTCTATTACCCTATCCTTGATGAACGCAATGTAGCAGATGAAGGTATTGATGCACTTGGTCAAACTTTTGACGCAGCACGTTTCTACGCTTTTGTAGATGGTGCAATTGGTTCAGTAGGATGGCTACAAGGTGGTGGTGGTTTAGGTGATGCAGATGCAACTGGTGGTTTCGATTCCGTTGAAGCAGTAGTGGATTCAGCAAATTATGCTGCTTGGATAGCTGCTAACCCTACAGGTATCGTTTCTGGTGGTACTTCTAATATGTATGGTGGAAGTCGTGACCCAGGTGTAATTACAGCTAAGTTACCTTTGCTTTCTGAAGGTGCTCAACGAGTTAACCGTGTTGGTTCAACCCGTGTTGTAACTAAAGGCTCTATTGAACAATTTGGTTTCTTCACAGAATATACTGAAGATTCTATGATGTTCGATACGGATGCTGAGTTAATGATGCACATCACTACTGAGATGATTCATGCTGCCGTAGAAGTAACTGAGGACTTGCTCCAACGTGATCTTCTAACTTGTGCTGCTACAATCAGATTGGCTGGCGGTGCTCTTACTAAAGCGACCTTAGAAGCAACCGATATTGTAACTTACGATGATTTCGTAAATTTATCTATCGAGTTAGACCTTAACCGTACACCTAAGCAAAAAAGTGTAATCACTGGTAGTCGAATGATTGATACTAAAACTATCAATTCAGCTCGTATTATGTACGTTGCTGCTGAAATGATTCCTTTATTGGAGTCGTTACAGGATTATCAAGGCGGTAAAGCAATGACTGAAGTACGTCAGTACGAAGGTCAAACCACTACATTGAACGGAGAGCATGGTTCAATCCATAGTTTCCGTATCGTTGTAAACCCTGAGATGCAGTATGAATCAGGTGGTGGTGCTGCTGAAGGCGCAAGTGCTGTGTACAATAACAATACAAACAACTCAGTATTTCCAATGTTAGTTGTTGGTGATGACTCGTTCTCTACTATCGGCTTTATGAGCGATGGTAAAAAACGTAATACTAAGTTCACCATCCACCACTTAAAACCTGGTGCTGACTCCCTAACCCGTGAGAATCCTTACGCAAACATGGGTCTGATGTCTATACGATGGTGGTACGGGTTCTTATGCAAACGTCCTGAACGTATTGCAGTAATGTGGACTACTGTACCTACAAGTATCGCACCGTAGGGTGAGGTAATATGATAATAGCCTCCTCCATTTATGGAGGAGGCTATTATTTTTTAAATTAAAAGATTGAGGTTCCAGCATGATTGAACAAAATGAGTTACTAGAAAATTTAAAAAAAGAAGCAGATTCTTATGATATTAAATATACAGAGTCAGCAACTATAAATTCCCTAACAGGTAAGATTAACGCCTATAAAAAAGCGATGTTACCCGAAGGAGATTTAACTATTCTTAAAGACCCTAAACTATCTGCGTCAGCAATG